CTGATAAATACATATTCTGGGAATGGTATACAACATATAAAGGTGAAAGGTATTATCTTCTTCTTAGTGAAACAGGTGGCACAGCGGTAAGAGTAGAAAAACTAAAAGACATCTTTCAATCTGATTTATACCCATTCTGGTCTTGGTCAGCATTCCCTGATTTAACAGAGTTTTGGACACCATCATATTGTGATTATGTTCGTGAGATATTTATGGCTCAAGCTGTGTCGGTAAACCAAATGCTAGATAACGCAGAGCAAATAAATAAACCGCAAAGAGTAGTAAATGTAAACGCAATAGAAAACCTTGCAGAACTAAAATACAGACGTGAGGGAATAATTAAAGTAAAAGGTGATTTTGATGCAAATAAAGCTATACAGGTTATACCAACACCATCAATCAATACTCCGATAAACGTATTTAATTTACTAGAAACAATTCAAGAAAAATCATCAGGCGTAAACGCAACAGCTAAAGGTGTGTCCGACGAAGACAAGGTTGGTATTTATGAGGGCAACCAAGCTAACACCGCAGACAGATTTGGCTTCTTAAATAAATCATATTCGTTTGGATACAAAGCATTTTCAAAACTATGGTTAGAGGGCGTAAAAGAACATCTAATTAAAAAAGTAGCAATAGATATTCTAGGACCAGATGGTCTTGATGTTGTAGAAATAAACCGCAAAGACTTGTTTAGGAAAAAAGATGAATATGGTGTTATGGTAGAAAGCTCAAACGCAGAACTAGCACTATCAGCTTCAGATAAAAGAACCAAACTAACATTCCTATCTTCACAGGCAGCAAACCCAACACAAAACGCTGAAAAAGCATACGAAATATCAGCAAGCATAGCAGGGTTTGACGATGAAACAATCAGACAACTTATGGATAAATCAGATTTTGCAAGTATGAACTTGATGTCTGAAGCCGAAAGAGATATAGAAGATATACTCGACAACAAAGACATATTACCAAACCAAAAAGCCAATAACGCATATAAACAAAGATTTGTTGATTATATGACAGACCACCAAGAGAGCATATCAACAGACCAGTTTATACGACTAGCTAAATATGTAGACAGTTTAGAGCCAATTATATACAGGAATATGTCTAGGGAGCTAAACCAACAAATAATGCAAACACAGCAACAAGGTTCGGTGCGTGTAGATGAAAACATAGAACCACAATTAGAAGTTAATAACGAAATGCAAGATGCAATATAAAATCATTAAATCAGCAGAAGATATAAATGACGCTGTAATAGAAAAATCAGGTATAACAGTAGAGTTTTCTTTAAACGACGTAGAGAGAACACAAAAATACAACGACAAGCAACTTAAAGAAATTGAAGGCAAATACCAGATTGAAAAAGCAAAGATGGTAAACATAGAAGAAAACCACGCTTTTGTGAAAGAAATGTCAGACCAAGATTTGTTTACAGCTGGAATGTATTACGAAGCTAAAAACTTCTGCGAACAAGCTGAAAAGAAGATTGAAGAATTCAAAGAACACAAATCAGAGTTGATTAAAGAGTTAATTGAAATATACGCACAGATACCAGAACTTCAAAAAGAAAAAATAGAAGAACTACAACCATTAAACCAAGATGAAGACAAAACAGAAAACAACGAATAGTGAAATGCAAGACGAATTAGAAAAGTTTACAGCCATAGATATATTATCTGAAAGTGATGGCGGTAAGGTTCTAATTGAAAGTCTAACAAAAGACGTTGTCGCTTGTATTGAAACAATATGTTCATCTTTTCAAACATCTTCACACATAGAGTTAATCGCAACATCGGCTAAACTTAAAGAACGCATAAATCTTTTACAAGTATTAAAGCGAGCTAAAAAAAATAAAGAGTTTATATCTGATGAAATTAAAAACTTGATTATAGAAGAAATCACACAGTAATTGTGTGGTTACTCCCATCTAGAGTCGCTATCCCCAGTCGCTTTAGATGAGAGTAATCACCCAAGTATTGACCTATATCAGTGCTAAGGTGTATAATTATTATAAGGGGAAATGCTACGCTTGATTAGCGGTAAAAAAATCCATAGTGCCACTATGTAAAAAGGTGATAAAAAATGGAGGAAGAAATCCTAAATACGCAGGAAGAAGCGGTTAATTCAACAACAGAGACAACTGAACAAACACTCGGTGAAATAATAGAACCAAAGGCAGAAGAATTGCCTACAGTTGGTTTAGATAAATTCCTAGATATTAAAAAGGAAAATAAAGAACTTAAAAAGCAACTCAATGACCTTGCCAAACGCATTGAGAAAGGAGAAGACAGGCAAGAAATCTCCGATGACTTAGAAGCTCTAGCTGAGGAACACGACATAGACAAATCTTTTCTGTCTAAACTGGTTAAAACAGTGCAAAGTCAAGCAATCGGCTCACTTGAAGAACGTATCAATCAAAAGATTGAACCTCTAACAAGAAGCCAGCAAGAACAAAAACTTAATGAGTCTTTTAATAAAGTATTTACTAAGACACTTGAAAACTCACCAGAGTACAAGGACATAGTAAATCCTGAAGTTATTAAGGCACTAGCTTTAAGTCCAGTAAACGCAAAAAAGACAATGTCTCAGATTTTAGAAGAAACTTATGGTCATCTTATAACTGGCAAAAGAACCATTGAAACAACAAAGCCAGGTGGCGGAAAAGAGCCACAAGAACTAGATTACTCAAAAGCAAATTCAGACAGTGAATACTTCAAAGAAGTTATGGCAAATCCAAAACTTAAAGAAGAATACAACAAAAAGAATTTAAGCGAAGTAATGAAGTTCCTATAATCTAATGACTGGGGGTTTATTAAATTAAAATTAAAAACCCAAAATGGCATTAACAAATTTCCAAGAACATTTCGATAATACATACCAAGAAGTGTTCCAAAAAACTCTGGTTGCAAAACCAATTATGAATACTCGTTTCGAGTCAAAACTATCATACGGTGAAAGTGTAGAACGCTTTGCTTATGATATATCAGGTGTTCGTGTTCGCACAGTTACACGTGGTCAGGCTTCAACAGTAGACGCAGTTACAGACTCAACAGAACTATTGACAATTAACCTAGAAAAAGAAGCAGTATTTCACATCTCAGATGGTGAAATGACACAAGCTGGTCCTTTAAATCCTGGTTCAGTTATCGGTGGTCAAATCGGTCTTAAAGTTGCTATCGACCTTGACGCTCGCTGTTTCGCTGAAACACTAAACGCTTCATTTGATTTCGATAATGGCGACTTAACAACACTTGCTTCAACAGGTACACCAATTTCTTTGACATCAACAACAGTTCCACAGATGACATCTCGTATGGCTGCTAAACTACGTCGCAGAAATAATATTGATACATCAGCAAATATGGCTTTCGTTGTAGACTCATACGCTGCATCAGACATCGCTCAATACTTGATGTCTAAGAACATTGACCTTGCTGGTTATGTATTCAAAAACGGTTTCTCTGGTCCAATAGATAACGCAGAACTATATGTTTCTGAAAACCTAACAGGTGAAGTTCTATTGACTGGTTCTGGTGTATTTTCAAACACAGAAACAATCGTAATCAACGGTATTACTTTCACAGCAGTATCTTCAATTGGTTCAACAGCTGGTAACTTCTTAATTGGTGCTAACCTTGCTGCTTCATTGACAAACCTTGCAGGTCTAATCAATGCTCCAGGGACAACAAGTGCTACACAAGTTGCTCTATCAAGTGCTGACCAAGAAGTTGTATCAAACTGGGCTGCAACAGCTACAGCTACAACAATTTCAATTGTTATGACTGGTTCAGGTCGCCCAATAGTATCAGAAACAGGTGCAAACCTAGCTGTTACAAAGGCTTTCTTCCACGCATACTTTGGTAAAAAAGGTGCAATTGACCTAGTTATCCAAGATATGAAAAAGGTAGATATGCGTCCTACATCAGACAGACGTGGCGTAAACGTATTCTCAAGTTACCTAGCAGGTATTAAAACATTTGCTGACGGTGCTAAGAAATTCCTAGACGTTCACATCGCTGCTTAACATTGTTTGTTTACTCTAGCCCTTTATGGGGCTGGGTATAAGCAAATAATAATATGAATGCAGAAGACATAATCACAACATTTGAACTACAAGTAGACGACACAACCGAACTTTCAACAAGCGAGGAGCTTTTGATATTAAATAGGATTTATAAAAGAATACTCTCATCACGACCTTGGGAGTTTTTAAAGAAAACAGCAACGGGAACTATTCTTCAAGATAGTGCAGGTTATTACATTACACTTCCAACTGACTATCAATACATTGCAGAAAACGCAACATACACAGACAACACTATGGAATGGCAAGGCAATGCTGTGCCTAAAATTATATTTGTAGGTTCACAATTTACACCAATACGTATAGTAAACTTTTCAGACCGCAGACAATACAGAAACAGAAACAACGTAGCGTATGTTTCATTGTCAGAAAACAAAATACGTTTCACGAATAACCCTAACGAAACAACATACGAGTTTGATTATATTTATATGCCTGCTGATTTAACTATTTCTGACGAACCTGTATTTCCAACACAATTTAGACAGTTTATGGCTTATGGTATGGCGGCAGAAAACGACATATTACAAATATCAGAAAAAGCTCGTTCATACAGAATAGAAAACGAAGCACGATACACACTTGATTTAAGAAATATGGAATACTGGAACGCAAACCAAAGATATGACTAACAACACTATTGAGATTTTTGATAAAGGAATTCATAATTTGCTAAAAGCAGATATAATACCAAAAGAAGCAAGCCAAGACGCTCAAAACTGGTATACAATAGACGGTGTTATTAAACTTGTTAATGGTAGAGAAATCATAGGCACAAGTGGTAGCACAGGATTTATAACAGGCGGTATATTCGGATATAAACCAAATGGCGACACAATACACTGGCGTAAAAACGGAACTAAAATACAATACTTTGATGGCTCAACTTGGCAAGATACAGTTACAGGTTTAACAGCAACAGCAGATTATACATTCACAAACTATTCCTCACTGGCAGGAACTTTTACATTTGCATTTGGTGTAGACGGAATATATAAAATGCACAATGCAAACCCTGCAAGTTTTAATTCAATGTATGACAGCACTAAAAACTTTAAAGGTTTTGCTTTTATAGACAAAGGTAGAACTATTTTATGGAACAGGTCAGAAGATAAAACTGGTTTATATGGCTCTTGGATTGATAACCAACGTGGTGTATCAGGTAGCACTGGTGTTTATACAAGCGTAACAGGTGAAGCGACAACATCACTATCTGGCACATTAGCATTTAAAGCTGGTGGTGCTACTAGAAACTGTTTTAATATTCAAATAACACTAACAGGAACAGGTGAAATATATCGTGATAACTATAACGGAACGCTCACAGGCTCACTTGGTGGCACAGGAACTATAAACTACATTACAGGTGCATATACGCTTTCAAACAGTGGCACAGGCACAGCAAACTATCAATGGGAAGACTCAAACATAAGAGGTGTAACAGACTTTAGTAAATCGGCTTCTAGGTTAGCTGGTGAGGGTTTTCAGTTTCCACAAGATGAAGGTGGCGACCCAATAATGTCTGTTCAAATAGGACAAGATGGTGCGTACTACTCAATGAAAAAAACATCTGTTTATAGACTCTATATTGAAAGCAACGACACAGATGCAACAAACGAGGTATACCGCAAAGATATTGGTATTCCATCAATGAGAGGTAGTGTTTCAACAGGTAAGGGTATTGTGTTTATAAATACAGCAAACCCTGAAAAACCAGAACTAACTATTTTACAAAAAAATCCTTTAGGTGATAACGTAGAACCAATAACCATAACACCACAATTTAAGTTCTCAAACTATCTATACGACGACGCAACGTTGGACACATACGAAAGATATATTTTAATTGCCTGCAAAAAGAAAACATCTTCATATAATGATGTGATTTTACTTGTAGACTCGTCTGTTGGCACTGTAGATATAGTAAAATACGATGCACGAGTATTTACTAAAGACGCTGGCGACCTTTACACTGGCTCATCGGTTCAATTAACTACATATA